CAGAAGCAGCAAAAACAACAACAGCCGGTGTTGAAGCAGCTGGCCAGACAGTCATTACATTGTCATCTGGTACAGGTTTCGTAATCGGTGATATCGTCTACTTCCAAGAAACAGATGGTCAGAAATATCGTGTAACGAATGTTTCAACTAACGATATCACAATCGTCCGTTATCCAACGACAACAGCAACAGGTCTTGCTTCAGAAATTGCTTCTGGTGCTAACGTAGACCGTGAGTGGCGTTGGGCAGATCAGTTTGAACGTGCGCCAGGTACATCTCAGTATTGTACCGACCGTGGTGGTTCAAACGACGAACTGCATATCATTATCGTTGACGAAGATTCAAAAATCAGTGGTGTAGAGAATGAAGTCCTAGAGAAGTATGAAGCAGTATCTAAAGCTTCTGATGGTCTTACAGACGAAGGTAATGCTAACTACTATGCAGATGTAATCTATCAAAGTTGTGACTACGTTTATTGGATGGATCATCCAGCAGGCGCAACGAACTGGGGTAGTCTTGCTGCAGGTACAACATTTACCACACCAACAAACTCTATTGATCCACATAGTCTAACTAGTGGTGTTGGTGGTACAACAGCTCCAACAGAAGGTCAGCGTCAACTCGCATACAGCGATCACTTCAGTGATCCTGATATTCAAGATGTTAACCTAGTTATTGCTGGTCCTGCCAGTGTAAACAACGGTGGCGCAACAACTCATGGTGTATTCATCACAGACCTAGTTGAAAAACGTAAAGACTGTGTTGGGTTTATCTCACCTGATAAGAGTGATGTTGTGGGTGTAAGTAAATCTTATACTGCTGCCTCTAACGTCAAAACTTACTTTGATGCTCTAGGTAGTTCTTCATACACAGTATTTGATAGTGGCTACACAAAACAATACGACAAGTACAATGACGTTTACCGTTGGGTGCCATTAAACGCACACATCGCAGGTTCTTGTGCCCGTACTGATTATCTTGAAGATCCATGGTGGTCACCCGCCGGTATCACAAGAGGTCAGATTCGTGGTTCAATTTCACTTGCTTTGAATCCAACTCAAACAGAACGTGATCTACTTTATCGTGCTCGTATCAACCCAGTTGTTGCGTTCCCAGGCGAGGGTACAATCCTCTTTGGTGACAAAACAGGTCTGGCACGAAACAGTGCATTTAGTCGTATCAATGTTCGTCGGTTGTTCCTTACAATCGAAGAAGCAATCAAAGTTGCTGCTCGGTCTGTGCTCTTTGAGTTCAACGATCAGTTTACAAGAGACAGCTTCAAAGCAATGGTTGATCCATATCTGAGAGATGTTCAGTCTCGCCGTGGTATCATTGACTACCTAGTTGTTTGTGACGAATCAAACAACACAGGACAGGTCATTGATAACAATGAGTTCCGTGCTGACTTCTACATCAAACCAGCAAGGTCAATCAACTTTGTAACATTAACATTCATCGCAACACGAACTGGAGTTGATTTCAGTGAAGTAGTTGGTCGAGCATAAGGGGGGGAATGAAAAATGGCTAATTTAAATACATTTGTTCAACGCCTCGCTGGTGGTGGCGCTCGTGCTAACCAATATGAGGTTAGTATTACTGGTGGTCCTTTAGCAACAACAGATTTGTTTACATTTCTGTGTCGTTCTGCTCAAATTCCATCACAGACTATTGGTGAAGTTCCTGTACCTTACAGAGGTCGTAACATCTATGTCGCCGGCGAAAGGGTCTTTGATCCATGGACTGTAACAGTATTTTCTGATGCTGCTTGGTCTATTCGTGGTCAATTAGAACAGTGGTCTAACATTATTCAAAATATGGGTTCTACAACTACTGGTGCTACATCACCTGAGCAGTATTATGGTGAAGGTATGGTTCGACAGATGGATCGTAACGAAGGAACAATTAATACTTACACACTCTTTCAACTTTGGCCTCAGGTCGTTGATCCTATTGATCTCGCCTATGATTCCAATGATGTTGTTGAGGAGTTTGGTATTACT